ACCGCGTCCCAATAGTCACGTTTGTATAAGGGTTTAACATCATCAGGTTTAAGTGCTTTCATGTCATTCCACGTCACTTGATGACCGACATACGCTTCCCAATTGGTTTGTGTACATCCAAGCATGGTGCAACCAGCTCTGCCATCAGGTAAGTGATTACCACTATCATGGGGATCAGATTGAAAACCAGCTTCTGATTTAATGACGTGTTCAAATGCTTTATTCCAATTACTTATCATCGTCGCTTCCTATCTTAATTCCTGTTATTAATCCTATGAATCCACCGATGACCGTTTGAAATGCTGGCCCAATAATCTGAAATACTTTATCTGTATCAAAGTTAGGGTCAATAACGGCGTACGCAAACATGAGTAACATACCAATAACTACTGCAACTAATGACCAAGCAGCAATAATCATTACGTGATCTTTCGTATTCATTTAGAAGCTACTCCTTGTAATTTTTCAAATGTTCTAAGGCCGCCCATACCAAGCATACCCATCATTAATTGCCATAGATTATCATCAAGCCCTGGCAATGGCGGTATGGTTACGCCAGCAATACTGGCTATTGTTCCGCCAAGCGGTCTTAAAAGATACTGATACGCAAGCGCTAAGGCACATACCCAACCGATTGCTGGGCGCCATCCTGACACAAATAAAGACGAACTTTTAGCCTCTTCTTTGTTGATGTCGGTCTGAGCAGTCATTGTTGCTAAGTCGCCCGACTGTTGTAATTTTAACAACTCTAATTTGGCGTTGGCAGCTTGTGCAGGATCAGGAAAGATGCGAGTAATTAGGGTGTTCCCTAAGTCTAAGGCTGCGGATATTGGGTCTAGTGCCATCACTACTCCTTTAACAATATAATTGCCATCATACAAAGTAACGCAAACATTGTCCACCATTTGAATAAATCATCATCCACGTACAATATCCTTTTTGGTTCGCACAATCACTTTAGTTTTTGCAGGAAACTTCACTTTTGCTTGATTTATTTTAACTACAAAATGTAAATATACAATGTACGCCCATAAAATAAGTTCAATATTGTAAACAATGAACCAAATGGTTATCCATGTCATACAAGTCCAAAGTAATACAACAGGCAAGTGATTACAAATGCTGCAAAAAAACAATAAAACTGCACACGTTTAACATCACGCAACTTATGTCCGTAATAACTAGCGTTTTCTTTATGCTCTTTTTCTACGACTGTTTTTAATTCTAAAACTTTTGCCCATTCTTTTGCACCGTACTTAGCCTTAAACTCAGCTTCAGCTTTGTTCTCGGCTTTAATGATAGAACTTTGCTTCTCATATTCCTTTACTGCTTTAAACAACATAGAATCAGCGATCGCTTCTTCGTGTTGTCTGTGTCTATCTCTTGATGCTAACTGCTCTTGCGCAACTTCTACGCCATCATGCTGAATGTTTTGTATGCTTTTAGTAAGACTTTTACCAGCCTCTCTAGCTTCATCTAAGCTATTTGCTAACTGTTTTGTACCTTCAGCAATTGCATTAGACATTTCATTTGGATACCAAATGTTGAACAATATTAAGAATCATATCTTTACCAAAGAACACCGACGCAATCACGGCATACAAAAGATATTCAATGCGTTGCATCCGCTTTGATCCGTTATCAAATGATTCTAAGATGGCATTATATCGTTGTTCGCACACCGCTTCGTGTATTGACAAACGCTTATCGTTCTCAGCGACTATTGCATCCATATCCATATCACCTCGCTAAAGCGTTTTGGTTTTGTTGTTCAGGGGCTAACTTGTTTTGCTTTATTGCACGTTCAGTTGCAACGCCAGTTAATGCGTTCCATTCTTCACTATTTTTTAACGCTTTTAATACTTTCATACGGTCATCCGCAGGCAAAGTATCAAGAATTTCATTGGCCGATTTACCATTTTTAAGACCTTTAATAATGGTTTCGGTAATCTTTGTCTCAACTTTACCTTCTAACGCTTGACCAACTTTTTTTGCTATAGCAGTAACGTAACCAACGAAACCAGGTATTTTTTCGGTAAAGCCAAGTTTTTTAATATCAAGCGCGCCTTTACCTCGATTAGCAGCTTCAACAACACTTTTATCTCGTTCAACGTCAGCAGCAATTTTTTGCAACGATTTTAATTTTTCACCTACATTCATTGCAGGCCCAAAACGCATTTCATTTTTAAGTGCCTCAGTTAAAATATTAAAACTGCCTGGGCCAAAAATCTTTTCAACTGCATCAGGATTATTACCTTTAATTAAATCAACAAAATCTTGTTTATTGGTACGGTACATATCAGCAGCTTCACCAAATAATTTTTGTATATTAATTTCTTGCGCGCCAATTTCATGCGTTTTAAGATAATTACGCCATCCTGTACCGCCTGCTTTTTCAATAGCATCGTCAATTAATGGTCGTATTTCACCAAGCAATGTAGCTGCATATCTAGCTGAAGCTTTAGGATCAGCATTAGAACCTAATTTAGCAGCAATTGCTTCGTTAACGGCTTCTTTACGAATTGTATTTAAAGCTTCAGCGTCAATTACACCGCCGTTACGCGCCGCCCATTCTTGAATTTTATTTGCAACTGTAGTCAATACGCTTGTATTAACGTCGCTTGGGCCAATTTTAGGGTTGTTTAATTTAGCACTAATGTTTTGAATAATATTATTGGTATCAATAGGTGCCATACCATGCGCAGCAATGCTATCTTTTACATATTGTAAATGCGCCAACTCAGCTTTACGTTGCGCTTCAATTGTAGCAAAATCTTGCGCTGTACCTTGAAATTCAGGAACACGTTGTTGATTTTCTGTGTAACGACCAGGAATACGCGGTAAGCCTTCAATAGGATACGCGGCTGGCGAAACATTACCTGTACCACCAAGGCGAGGAGAAATAACATTACCTGCAGCTAAATTAGCTTGTTGCGCCGCTTCGGTTTCTGCAATTCCCCCTTGTTGTAAAGCTTGTATAACAGATCCTTGTTTTTGTTCTATTTTTGGATTTATTTCAGTTAAAATTTTATTTGCCTCATTAGCATTTTTAATTGCTGTATTACGTAATGGCGTAGTCATTTTATTGAGCGCATCTTTAGCTTCAACAATAGCTTGTCTAATTGTTGTTGCTGTATCACCGCCCGCTAGTTCAGCTAACTTTTCAAGGTTAGCTAAATCTTGTTTTTTCTCAATAATAGTAAATAAACTATTTTTATCTTTACTTTGCATAAACGCATTAAACGCTTGCCATACATCATTTGTAACCCCTGCCGTCGCTTGTGCTGAAGTAATATCTAAAGGCGCTTGCGCGTTTGCGGCGCGAATTTCATTAATAGTTTGCCCTGCCATATCGCGCATACGTTTGCCAGCTTCAACTTTAATTGTTTGACCTGTAGCTAAATCAATTACTTTACCACCAACATTAGACGCAATTTTACCTGCTGGGCCAAGCACTAACGGTGCAACCGCTCCAACACCAACGCCACTTTCAATATCATTTGGGCTGATTAAAGCATTAGTTACACCACCAACAGTACCACCACCAACTACTTTAGCGCCGACATCTGCTAAACGATTGAGCATAGTTGGTGGAAGAATGTTAGTTGCTACCCCTGCAGGCGCGTTAGCTAAACGAGATACGCCTACGTTAAATCCACCTGAACGTAACGCATTGGCAACTGTAGGCGCTACATTAGGCGCATACCTAGCCATTGCGTTGCCTAGTACGCCTGGCACCGCCATTGTTATTGGGTTAAACACTTCGCCTGCAAATTCCGCCGCTTGTGTTACAGGCGCATAACTTTGTTGATTGATACCTTGCGTTATTTGATTTTTGGCTTGTAAAGCTTGTTGAGTTGTTTGCTGACCAACACCCGTTGCTTTAGCTGCAATATTAGCTACGTTTAGGGGGATGCTTGCCGCGCCCATTGCATAGTTAATAGGAACGCCTGCCATTGTAGTTAATGTTTTAGCTGCCGTGGCAGTAGCGCCTGTCGGTGCTGATCCGTAATTAGACGTGTTTAAAGGTAAGCCACTCATAGGGTCGTACTGTATATCTTCAGCGCTTTGGCTAAACATATTGCCTTTTTCAGCCCCTACGTTTTGACGTTTAGCTGGCGTTTCTAAATAAGACAATATATCCGCAGGTTTATATCCACTATCTAAAGCCGTTTTTACTTTTGAACTGTAATCTGGCAGCGTACTAAGATGCTTAGTAATAGTTGCGTCATCATACCCCGCAGATCTAGCTTGTGCAATTTGTTCTTGAATAGTAGTCATTATTGTTTAGGCGGTGAACTAAATATTTCGTTAAGCGATGGTTTTTTTGTGTTTGAAGGTACAGGTGCTACAGGATTTAATGAAGTCGGTTGCGTTACCCCCGCGTTATTTCTATAGTCGTACGTTTCATTAAACGCATCGTTTGTATATTGTGATGTAATTTCGGCTTGTTGTTTTAATTTTTTTAACGCAGATATTAAATCTTCTTTTGACTGCGTACGATCTAATGATGCTTTAAGATTTTCAAATCTATCACCTTCTCTGTTAGTTACGTTACCAACACCTGCACCAGTTTTAGACGCGGCGCGGAGTTCTGTAATACCTTGAACAAAAGCCAAATTTTTCAATTGTTCAAGATCGGCTTTTGCTTTTCGTGCGGCGTCACTAATTGCAGGTGTATTTCCGTATACAAGTCCAGTTATACCATTAATACCGTTTTGATTAGCAAGCAAACTATCTACTGTGTCACCAATAACTGACATAGTGTTTGAAATGGTTTTAACCGCTTGTTTTGCTTGTGGTAACACAGCTTCGCGTTTTTGTATTTCTTTTGGTGATAATGCTACGGCAGTTGGGCCACCAGGGATTAATTCTAAACTTTGTCCATCAGCCGCTAAACGATACCCCGCAGGTATAGTACCTATTGTTTGATCGCGTGCGGCTTTGTCTTGATCTAATTTTAATCGCGCTTGTGACACATTTAAATTACCCGCAGAAATATCTGTTTGACGCCTGTCATTTAATATTTTTTGAAATTGATCTGCTGACGTCATAGACTTAAGTATTGTATCGGCGAGGCCTTGAGGCGTTCTTATGGCTTGTTTTATCTGCGCGTCAGTTGCTTCTTTAGTCATACCTGTATTTTTAAAAAAATCTTTTAACGCAGGGTTGGCAAATTGTCTTTCACGCCAAGCTAAAAATTGAGCAGGAGCATCAGGGCTACGAGGATCTATTTGTTTTAATTCATTTTGTGCTTGCGTAAATATGTTAGTGCCTAAATCAAAATCAAGTTTACCTATTTCACTTACTATTTTTTTACCTTGATTTTCTTTATATTTTTGTTCTGCAAATTGCGCTTGTGCTTTAGGAATTAATGATCCTTGATTTTGCGCGGCTAAATCAGCAAGAAATGCTGGCTCATTAATTTGATTTGTTTGCGCGTTGTAATGTTTAGCATACAGTTGATTTTGAACATTTTGCGCTTCATCCGCACGTTGAGCAGCCGACAATTGATACTGCGCCAAAGCGTTCTGATTTTGGTTTGCTTGCAGTTGCGACAACGCCGCATACTGATTCATCGGATTTTCAATTTGTATAGGTTTAACACCTAATGCAATGTTTGAATCAATAGTCGCCATAATTACACGCCTCCTTGGACATCAAACATAGCAGGACTTAAATTATACGTACCTTGACCACCATAACCATATACGTTACCTGCGCCGTATTGATTCATTGCTTGATTAGCATTTCCGTACGCGGATCTATTATTAAACGCGTTTAACATATTTTGGTTTTGATTGTAATTCAAATAAGTTCCAGCGCCATTTGTTAAAGCATTAGACATTCCTACAGTTCCTGACGCGCCTGCATTAGCCGCGCCAATTATATTACCTGCCGCAGAATTACCAAAAGCCCCAGCAGCGCCTGCTTGGTTATTAGCCGATGCTTGACCCATACTTGCAAGATTTTGTTGAAGGCCTGTATTAGTATTGTATTCTTGTAACTTTAACGCATTGTTTGTTAAATAACGATTGTATGCGTTTTGATATTCTTGCGATCCTGATGCTTGTCCATAATCAGTTGCAGCTCTAAGTGCGTTACCTGATATTAAACCACCGCGTGCTGCAGCGGCAGCATTTAAACCTTTCATGCCTTCGTTAAATCGAAATGCGTACCCAGGGTCTTCTTGAAAAGTAAAAGTATCTCTAGTGTACGGCGATTGAGTTGATAGTTTATTTAACGCATTAACGCCCGTATCATAGAATGGTTTGTTAAGCTCAATTTGTTTATCTAACGCGGCTTGTTGGGCTGCCGTAGCTTCGCGTGCTGAAGCAGCTTGTCTATTTGCTGCGCTACTACTTGCAGCGGCTCCAACTAATGAGCTACCTACAACAGCAGCTCCTATTATCCAAGGCATGTCATTTCCCCTTTATTTAGGCTAATTGCTAATTCTGCAACTTTTTCATGATTTACAGGCGCAGTTAATACGTCATCAATTTGATTTACATCGGTGCAATCAGTTGCATGAATACAATACCAAACAACATCTGTTAATGATTTTACTCCGTGATGCGTATTTGCACAAATATTTATGCACGCAGGCGCATGAATTACTGAAGTTTTGTTATCTACAGTTAATTCTACACTTCCTTTAACCAAAATAGATAGGTGGTCGTATGAATGGGCGTGTTGTATTAACCAATGATTTGCAGGTATATGTGTTTCTTTGGCATATAAGCCATCGCTAAAATGATGTGATGTATTCATATCAATGTTCATACAATCGCCGTAATAATGCCGTTAGTAACTGTAACTGTTTTACCGTCTGCAGTAGTAAAACTACCTGATACACCATTGTTTGTCAACGTATAGATGTTAAAAAAGAACCTATACCATTGTGTTGACATCAATCCTGTATCCTGTTGCAACACAGGAACTTTAGACGAAGGGATTTGGGTTATGTTTTCTGTCATACTCTTGTCGGTGATAAATGTAACTCCGCTGCCATAATTGAAATCTTAACAGGATCAGTACCTGATATTTCATACACGCGGTCACGCAACTTAACTGTCATACCCAAGCGACGCCAAAACGTACGTGTAGCATAAGCACCAAGCCTACCCATAGATGTCCAATGTTCGTTAGACCACGTATGGCCGCCATCGTCAGACCAACGCAACATAACTTGTGGAATGTAGCCAGGCGCAGCAGGATGGACATTGGTAACAAGTAAATCATGGCTTGAGCCATAATCTAAAGCAATAGCGTTGCCATCTTCCGTAATTAAAGTATCGCCTGCTTCAGTCAATAAATACCCTGTAAGTGGTATAGCAAGGCGCAAACCTGATTGCGTAGTAATATGCTCTTCAAATAAATTTTCAGGGTATAGGTTAAGCCCCACGCCCGTCTCAGCATCAAGTTGCATCGAATGTTGCACCGTACGGGTAAGATTATTAGCATCCGTTGGCAACGCGCGCCATGAACGTAACCATTTTTGTACGCCAACACCGTCATCATAAACATCTAAATCTAAAGCGTAGATATTACCGTTTTGATAGTCACCGACAATAATTGTGTTGTTAAAACTCATTTGGCAGTTGGAACGATGACGTGTAAATTCGCCGTTATAGAATCCTGCACGTTCATGCCACATTTGCGTAGCAACGTCATACACCCATGTTTTACCCGCAGTTGGGAAAGTTAACACATAAAATGAATGACCTTCTTGTTGATACGTATATGCAATAGCGTCAGACAATACGTCGTAGTTTTGTATGGCGTATTCGATAGCATGAGTAGAAATTCTAATAGCCGTATAACCTTGGTTACGATAAACCATACCATAACCACGCGAATCAGCACCTAACCAAAACAAACTGTTATCTAACTTAGCAACCGAATTAGCAGCTAAACAACCAACTTCGTTAAATGTACCTTGTATAGGTGCTAAAGGAAAACCCGTAGTTGCAGCGTCATACCAAACTTCAGTTGAGTTTGTGCCAAATAGCCACACTTCACGATTATTAACTGCCAAAGCTGCAAGCGTATCAGGCGCGGCTTCAGCACTAGCAAAATTTAATGGGCTAATCGATAAACCGTCTAATAAGTCGCAAACCCATACAATTTGTGAATCAGGCTGGTTAAACACAAAATAACCGTCGATGTAACCAACTGTAACCGCGCCTGCAAAATCAGGGTCAGTAATTTGTTGGAATACGCCCGTAGATTTATTGTAAATAAAACCATCGGGATTACAGGCTAACATTAATTGCGTACCATTGTCAGCAATCGACACAGGCCCTGTGCCTGTTACATTACCTAAAAGTCTGACGTTGTAATTGGTATCTATTTTATAGAATTGATTGCCTGAGACAACAAACGCATCGGCGGTGCTAGATTGGTTTGCCCATTCAGCGCGGATAGGGCCTGTGCCAATCGTAGTTAATTTTCTAAGTCCTGGCGCTCTGTTTAAAAAGCCTGTGTCTTTACTTCCAGGTGGCGTAGCTTCAGGAAACAAATTAACCATGCGGTTGTCTGCCGCATTGATTGACCTAGCTACATAAGCCTGTCCTAGAATAGGGCTTTTCATGTTTACGCCGTAACAGCTTTAATAACCGCAAACGCAATCACAATCGCTTCGGACAATGACCCTGTAGTAATGTTACGTACATTAATGCTTGCTGATCCTGCCGCTGATTGTGCGTTTAATAAATAAGATCCTGCTGTACCACCACTAATGTGGTTAAGAACTAATACATCGCCTGCCGCAATGTAAATGCTTGAAAGCGTAAACGATACGGTTGTATCGCCAGCAAGCGCTGCGTTATTTAAAGTAATCTGACCATTGGTTTTGTTTAATGTCACGCCTGTAGATTTGCTAGTCGCTTGCGTAACAGTACCGCCTGAACCTGTAGCGTAACCTAATTTACCTGCGGCTGAAATTAAAATATTGCTTGTCGACGTAATTGAAGTCGCTGTTGCATTACCAAGCGCAGGCGCAGTTAAGACTGGGCTACCTGTACAGTTACTTAAATCACCGCTAGCTGGCAAACCTAACGCAGGTGTTATTAATGTTGCGTTAGTTAATGTAGGCGCCGTAAACATTAACGCGAGCGTTATTTGTCGCGTGACATCGCTTTGTACAACAGGAAATACATCCGTAGTTGCGGCGGTAGTTGCAATGGGTAGTTCGGTAATAGCAATATCGGCCATACTTTATCCTTAATAATTACCAGCAAAGATGTTGAAACGCTGACGTGTAGCCACAATGCTGTATGGCAAGGACATGATATCGTCAGGATTATTAATGCGCTTGAGCGTACGTTTAGACGCCATGGCGATACGTAATACTTGTGGGCTTGGCTCTACACCAAATTCCGCTGCAATTTCACAGGCTAAATTGTATCTAAACGCTCTTAGATACCCTGGAGGGAATGTTATGGGGGTAGCCAATGTAGCAGGCTGATCTAACTCAGTCACCGAAATAAAATGCCATTCCAACACTTTGGTTGGAACAGGGTATACGTACATATCAATATTAGGGTAATCCATGTTAATCCACATGACTTGTGGGTAGGTAGACGTTACCGTTTTGACCGCAATACCATCGTATTGTTGTTGATTGATAATCTTAATACCAAAAGAAATACCGTTTGATGGATCTTTAAAGTATGTCGAATCATCTAAAAGAATAGGTCGGTTACCAACAAAGTCACCTGATGGCCCTAATGTTCTATGGATAGCACCAGGCGGCCATGAGAAAACTTGATCTTGTGTAGAAAATACAGACAAACGCTCAGTTGACCAAGAATCAATCATTTGATTCAACGCAAGCAAAGCGTCTTGAGATGTGGCGGCGGAAGGTGCTTCACCTTCGGCAAGCATACCGATTAAGCGTAACGCTCCATTTATTTGATCATTGGCGGTATAAGTTGCCATAGCTCACCCTTTATTCGATAGTTTTACGACGTCTTTTTACTTCCAACGTATTGATTGGAGCCGCAACCAATTCTTCTTCTTCGGATGGCGTGTCATCAGTATAACGCACCCAGCCGTTTTGTTCATCAAATTCGGCTTCCATTTCCATCATGGCAATTTTAGTACCATGTTCAGGATGTTTTAAGTATATGTGCATAAGTATATTAGATAGGGAGCCGAAGCCCCCTATTTTTAAGATGCGCCGTGAATAATAGCGTAGTTAATAATAACTGCTTCAGAATATGAAGTAGCGCTTAAATTACGTAATGCAATTACAGCAGAACCAGTAGTCAAACTACATATGTAGGTTGTATATGCGGCAGCTGTACTACCTGTCGTAACACTAGATACGCACACAATGATTGTGTCATTGGCAGAAATTAAGTTGTTAGTAAGGGTAAATGTTGCTACTGCACCACCAGCCAAAGCTGCGTTATTCATGGTAATACGACCAGAAGACTTGTTTAAGGTCACGCCAGTTGATTTGTCTGTTGCTTGTGTTACGGTACCTTGAGCTGCGGCAGAGTAACCTAATTCTTGACTTGCGTAACAAGTCGTAAATTCAGGATCACTATACGCAACGCCAATTGCTTGAGTATTAGGCATAACTTGATTCCTTTATAAAAACCCCACCGAAGTGGGGATATTAATATTAACCAGCAACACGGTAGAAAACATACGTTGCATCAGCAGTTTTACGAACACGCCATTGACAAGCCGTGTTAGCAGAAACAGCCGCTACACCAACTAACGTACAACCTGTGTTAGCTGTTACAGTCGCTGCGTTTGTACCGCCTGTATTGATAATAAAAAAGTCAAACGAACTGTTAACTTTCATACTACCAAACGCTGCATCCAAGTCAGTACCTAAAGGAACTGTCAAGTTTGATGCTGTACCGTTATAAGTGATAAGACCTGTTGCTAATTCAGCTGCAGTTAAAGTTGCGGCTGCTGTTTTAGCTACGGGCGCTGTTTGAGTGCCTAAGATTACTTCGGATAGATTACCATCACCTAGTTGATAACCACCTGCTCCATTTGGAAGTGCCATGATATTAATTCCTTAAAAAATTGATTTAAAAAGCCCCCGCTTGCGCGGGAGCGTTTAGCTTTAAGCGCCCCACATACGGACGCCCATTGCTGGACGAATCGTGCTGTAACCGTATAGAACGTCAATACGGCAAGGTAAACGGTCGTTGTTAATATCGTACTGACGTACAACACGCATTGAGATACCGTTATGAACTTGACGTGAAGCCATATCTACACCTTGTGGTAATAACAAGTCAGCAGTTGCAAAAGTAATCGCATCTTTATGATAGATTAAGTTTTGTGCGTACTGAGTTGCAGATCCACCTAAGAAGGTTAAAGCAGCACTAGAAGCAGGGAAAGAATCAATTGTTGCCAAAGCATTAGTTGATGTATACATCGCTGGAGATACTGTTAATGTGGCAGTTGTGCCAGAGGAAACAGTTACAGGCGCTGTAACAACGAACTGTTGCAATGAACCAGTTGATTGACGAGTTTGTGGGTTAACAGCATAAACACCAGCGATAGTAAATACGTCGCCGACGTTAAATGTTGGTGAACCACTTGTAAAGCTGATTGCTAATGAAGTAGAACCTTGAGTAGTTACTGTTGTAGCTACGATTGGTGCAGTTGGAGTCACACCAGTTGTATGCTGAACAATAGATTGGCTCATGTTAATTTCTTCGAAGCCTAATACACCCATACCCATCATGCCATTCTTAAACTGACGGCTGATTGTATCTGTAGGATTAAACAGACCTTTCATACCTTCAACCAAACCAGCGTTAGCTGCTGGGTTAACAGTAGCATAGCGTGGGGACATAACAGCAGCAGCTTCGTTCAATTTCTGTTGAGCTTGTAACAAGACCAAAGAAGTAGAAGGAGTTGTGCCTGGTGTACCAACAGATTGATACATAGCTTTATAAGCATTAGCTACGTCAGCATCAATAGAAGATGCTAATTGGCTAATACGTGGCTTCAATACACGTTCTGCAAAGTCATCTAACTGCATTGTTAATTCAGCAGAAGTGAAGTTGACGCCGATGTGCTTTTGACTTGCAACAGTCAATGTTGTGTACTGTTCGTTGTCGTCTTGAACTTGCAAGGCGGCACCGTCGGTTACCAAAGCACGGTCTGGTAGACGAATACGGAGTGTTGAACCAATTTTGGCACCTTCAACGGCGAAGCTATCGTCGTATTGGCGGTTTACGTTACGTGTGATTACAAGGTTGTTTTCTAATATCTCCAAAGCCTTGCGTGTGATCATGTCGATCGTTAAAATGCTATTACTCATAATAATTCCTTAAAAAGTAGTTAACGGAAGTTTTGATGAGGGCATATCCCGCCGTTTTTATGTTTACCAATTTGACAATTCATACATAATACTTGATATCCAGGCGGAAACAAGTTTTTACGCAACCATTGATAGAATCCTGTACCGCTTCCGCCGTATAGTCCTGCTTTTCGTTCAATATTGCCATCATTATGTATATGATCAATTGATAAAAATAAACGCTCAGTTTCACTACAGCAAGCACACTTATATCCACCATAAGCAGTAAATACAGCATCCTTACATACCGCTTGTAAGCGTTTAGTTTTAGCAGTTTCCGTTGCTCTAAATTTAGCAACTTCTTCTAATGAACCATTCGCTAACTTACGGTTGCGCCATTCACGACTTTGCTCACGAGATTTCTCTTTGTTCGCATTACGCCAATCACGCACACGTTGTGTAACTAAAGCACGGTTACGATCTCTATACCTAGCCGCCGCTTCTCTATTGCGTTGCCGCTTTAGTTCTTCGACTTCTGAGTACAAAGTACCCTTTACAACACTTTTTTCTGAATTATCCATGTAATCATCTTACATGAAATCATCAAGTAATACTAGCGGTTTCTCAATGCTTCTTGCTTCTTGATCTGTCTCAATCGTTCAGCTTCAATCCATTCTGACGTACTCATGTTCTTAATCGAACGAGGGTCAGTTGTATCGTATGCTGACGCGCTAGAACCTCTAGCGGTGACAGGTGCAATCGGCGCAGGAGCGCTTGAAGTCTTTTTTACAGGAGGGTTGTCGCTTAATTTAGCTTCAATCTTCCCTATTTCTTTGGCTTGCATGAAAGGTGATAAGCGAGATATACGTTCAGCTTCTTTCGGATTAGACCCAAGGTAATAAGCCATATCGGGGCCAACATCTGAAGATTGAATCGTTTGAGCCATCACGTCAGTAATTGGTAGCTTGGGGTTATATGCGACTTGTTCAAAGTCATCATACTTACTCCGCGCTTCTTCTTCTCTGTCGTGGTAAGACTCTAAAAGTTCAGACTGCGCTCTAGCTTGTTCACGTCTAGCGAGTAGTTCTTCTGCCTTACGTTCTGCTAATACTTCAGCATATTCTTCAGGTGAGTTAAACGAATCGACTGACGGGATTTCGGCTGGAATCGCCCTAGTTTGCATTTCTGCGCGCTTGGCGTTCTGTTCTCTTTCCCACTTACGTTGTTCTCTTGCAAGTCGTTTTCCAATCGCTGCATCTAGTTCTTCTTGTGAGAAGGTTTTAGCTGCTTCAACGGGCTTTTCTTCCAGCGATACTACTTCAGGTTCAGGAGCTGCTGTTGCTTCCTGTACTGGCGCGGCATTTGAGTCCGCTAAGACTACTTCTATTTCTTCAGACATCTATGACTCCTAAGAATCCCTAGCTAACGGCTAGTGCGTTTACGGTAATTCTATACTAAAAAATTGTTTAATGATACAACTAAGTCTTAATGATGAAATTAATTCCAAGATAAGGAGGCAAATTAGCATTTGTACCACTTGACCCTGTTGATGCGTTTGTTGTTGCTACAGTAATTCCAGTAACTGCATTTCCTGTATTTTGTGAAGTGTTGCTAACAAAAACATTTGTTGCTGAACCTGATTGTGGTGATTGATTAGTTGCTTGATTATATGTATGGTTGTGACCAGGATCAGTTACGGTAGAAGTTGCTGTATGTGTATGGCTTACAACTATTGAATCAGCACTACC